TGAGTTCCTTTTTTATCATCGACATCGGGGTCTTGTGCGACTCTGCGTATTTTCTCTCTTATTAAGTCTAATCTGTCCATACTACTATTTATTCTTTTTTAAATTTAATTGTGCCTCTTTCCATGCAGTTGCATTTTTATTACCAGGAAATGAAGAGACCCATGTCATCATCTTGCCATATAATCTACTTGTTTTTTTCTCTAATGCATCTAAAGTATCATCATTTGTAATTGTCATGAAATCTTTACCAAATAATGTCTTCATAGTTTTCATATTCTTTTGCACTTTTTCCCACTCTGCTTGAACAATATCAGGTGCGAGTTTTCTAGGTCTTGCCTCGTTTCTCTGTTGTGCAAACTCTAAACTTGTATTTACAAAGATCATTTTAGATTCATAACCTAATGCATCTAACATTTTTTTGTAATTTTTAATTTTAGTTGTGTTTGCTGATGTTGTATCAAAGATGACACCTAATCGACCTGCAAGATAACCATCTAACATTTTTGCAGTTAAAGTTTTTGCCTTTCCTCTGATAGGTTCTTTGACTGGTTCAGGTGTCTTTCTTAAATCTAAACTGAGACCTGCCTTTTTCAAACCTATTTCAAATGCTCTATCTGAGTTTACCTTTTTTAAACCTAGAGTTGATAGTGATAGACCGTCAACGACTGTAGATTTACCAGAACCAGGACCACCCATGAGAAATACTGCCTTAAAAATACCTGGGTCGTATACACCCTCTGTAATTAAGTCTTCTTGCATATATTGTGGTAAAGTGCCCTCTGCAATACCCATGCCCTTACGAACATCTTTATATAATTGTTGTGCCTCTCTAGCATTTCTGGTCGGCACACCATCTTTAAACGAATCAAAATCACCTTTCTCAGCGGCTGCTCTCATCTTACTTGCACTCATGCCAGATACATCACTTGCATCTGCATCTCTTTCACCTGCACTTACTATTTCTATATTGTTGAACTTGTAAAAACCATGACGACCTTTTACTGAATTATATTTCTTTAGTAATGTATCAAACTCTCTAATTCTATCTGACCCTACAACCATATAGATATCTCGATACCCTTGATTGTATAATGCAGTTGCAATATCAAATACAGTTCTTGCACTCACATCTGGCACACCTATCTTTTTACCAAAAAACTTTCTGAGATATCTTACTTTAACTTTGTGTGGCAGAGGATTCTTTTTAGGGTCATTTGAGTGAGATGTAAATATAAGTGCATCACCACCTGCCGTTCTTGCAACTTTAGATAGTCTGTCTGCTAGTTTCGCATGACCTGTTGTGGGTGGGTTGAATCGACCAAAAGAAAAGACTGCTGGTCTATCTTTTGCTTCACTTAAAAATCTCTTGTAAGTTTTCATGAGTTTTGTGCCCTATCTATTTGTGCCTGTGTGGGCGCACCTTTCTCACCTTTCTTTCTCATCTTTTCACCAGAACCTTGTTTGATTCTTTGTCTTTTTTTATGAATGTTTGCCCAAAGACTTTCATTCTTTTCTTTTGTTTTCTTCTTCATCTTTTCGATGTATTTTCTATAGACAGCTGCCTCTGCCGTTTTACCCATTTCTCTTGCTCTTTGTTCCATCGCAACAGCGGCCTGTATTTTATGTGCATGTTTTCTGCCTGAGTTTTCTATCTTTTTAATACTTGCCTCGGCAGTTGCAACATCTTTAAAACCTAAACCATGTATAGTATCTTTAGGATTCTCATCTGTGTATAGATCAGAATGTTTTTTAGAATTTGCAGGTTGACCTTTCTTTCTAGGTATTCTAGGGTTATCTTCTTCTGTAAATTGTTTAAATGACTTCATTTGTTCCTTACATTTCCTATCGCATCTGTATACGCAAGTGTTAGTGGTAATAATTCTCTTATTGGTAAATCTATCTTCAAACAGTTGACTTTGATTTTAGGATTAATAAGAACTGTTGTTAAAAATCTGTGATGACCATCTATAATTCTATTATCTTTTGATACTACAAAGTTATTGTTCTTAGATGTTAAAAAGTTTAGAGATGATTCTACACCATCTTGTGATACTTTTTTGATTGATTTATCAAAGTATATCTGTGCCTGTATGGGTTTTAAATTACCAACTGCAATCTTCTCATTTGATACTTTTACTATATCATCTTTTGGGTCACCGTCTGCCCTTGCAAGACCACTTCGCATCCAAATATCACCTGTTTGTTTAGTTAGACCTTGTGGATATGGGTCATCTGGAAGATTATTCTTTGCAAAAGGTTTACTTATATCAATAGTGCCTTTTGATAATCTTGTTTGTAATTGTCTAACATCATTGTTAGTAATAACAGGCATGTCTTTTCTTCTTGCAAATCCTAATCTAGCACTTTTTTTTGCAAGTTCATAATTCTTATCAAAGTTTGGTATCTCATCTTCTAGATTCATGCCATTTTTTTTAAACATCTTTTCTGCATAGTCTCTAGCAATCATTACAGGAGTGTTAAGTAATTCTAATTTACCTGCTTTTGCACCGCCAGCTTCTACAAGTATGTTTGTGTATTCGTCTGTTATGTGTTCTAAAAAACTCTTCATTATTTGTTCCAATTTTTAGCAACTGTAAAGTTATTTAGTGAGAACTCCATACGATCTACTAACTTGACTGCTTTTCCTTCTTTATCAATCGCAACATATCCCTCTGGATTTACTGTCTTTAATCCTTTGTCTGTTACCACAAAAGTTCCGATAGATTTAGCCTTGTTTAAACCTTTTATTACAATATCTTTTGCTATTACTAATTGTGTTTGAAAAATACATAATGCATCTATAAAAACTTTTGCACTCATGAGTTCTCTTCTTAAATTATCACCCATTTTTCTTTTCATTTCTTTTGTTTTTTCCATTTTGACTTTATCAACTACTTTCTTTTTCCAATAATCATCAAAGTATGAGAGATATTTTTTGTAAGATAAATCAAATTTACCTTTTCTAATCTGAGTGTTTACATATGTTTTATATGTGGCACCTGCACCCTTACTTGCAATAGTTTCTTGAACTTTCATAAACTTCATCAGTGCAGGTTTCTTAATTTTTCGAAATGCTTTACCTGTTTCTGATAGGGCTTTTGTTAATGCAACAGTTTCTTTTGCAGTTAGTGTAGAATTACCCGATACATCTTTATATGATGCATCATCTAACCAAATATCGGAGGAGGCTCCGAGAGTCGAAATATCTACGCCAAAACTGGCAGTCAAATCGTCTATGGTGCCACCAGAGTATGATGTATGAAATACTATTCCGTATTTTGCGTTGTCAATTGTTTGACCTAATTTACTATCTTTTTGTATTGCATAGAGTATTGTGTTAGGTTGAAATGTAATATACTCTATGTCATCTATCTTCTGTTCTTTTTTATCATCATCTGTAAACATGAGATCACCTTGAAATATTTTATCACCCCATGATAATTTTGATAGATATTTGTATGATTCTATGAACTTAGTCTCTAGATCACCAGATAACTCTGATGCATTCTTGATTTCTGATTCTGATGTGTAGAAAAGTGGTTCTTTATTGAATAGTGATTTCTTTGCGACAAAGAATCTGCCGTCTTCTGGATGTTTTCCTGCCCATATTGCTGGCGCACCATCCCATTTTACAGTCATATTGACTGCACTCTTAGAATTACCTTTCATCATGTCTCTCAATGACCTGACAAAGTTTATAGCTGCACGACCACCATCAATACCATTGTTGATGATCTCGTCTTCTAGGTGTTCTAAATGTAGATTTCTAACTGCCATAATAGTAATATCACAAAAAATTGCGTAATATTACTATTTATGATTCCATAACTCCCGCTGGGTCTTCACCATTGTCTACAATTTTTTGTATGTGTGCAAGGTCTGTGTTCAATTCTGCTATGATTGTATCATAGTGTGGTGCTAATGCATACAACTCATCATCTGTTTTACTTTGACAAAACTGCCATAAATTGTATAACTCTTGGTCATTGTCACTCGCTGAACCATCAGATGTAGGATTATCAGTTCTCCAGTTGTCTGTAAAACCTCTTAAACCTGTATCACTTGTAGTTGTGTAGCCATATCCCCAACGAGATACATGTGAAGTATCATCTTTTATAGCTAAAAGATTCTCTTTTAACTCTTGATAGTAAGCTATTTTTTCTTCTAGTTGTGTTTTTATATCTGCGTATAAACCCATAGTATCTCCTAATGATACTACTATTTAGTTTTTTGCGAGCGGGCGTGAGTGTAGTTTCTCTTCTATTTGCGTAATTTTTTGTGAAACAATTTCTGCCTTACGGTTTTCACCGTTTTGTTTGAACGAACGAAGTTCTCTCTTCAAGGCGACCTTTTGAGATATTAGATTAATAACTTCGTTAGACTTCAAATTTT